GGTAACCAAACATTACCTAAAATACAATCAGTACAAATTCCAGATGCAAACAATGAATATAAATATGCGGGTAATATTAAAAATAAAATCATACAAGTAGCTAAACTAGATAAAACGGAAAGAGCTAAAGCATTATCAATTCCAGCTTCTGGTTCTACACCTGCTATACCGCGAGATCCTGCATCTATACCAGATGCATCTACATTAATTGATCCAGTTACTAGTGCAACCGGCTTACCGACATTAACTGCAGATAGTACTATTGACGATGTTAACAACGTTGTTCAAATTTTAAGCTTTAATGGGTTGATAACTGCAGAAGAAAATGATCGTTTTGAACGAGATTTAGAAAGAGCAAAAAATGAACAACAAGCAGCTATAGATCTTGCAATTAAACAAAATACGCAAAGAGATGAATTTATTAAAAAATTTAATACTAGTCCAGAAGCTACTTATAATTTTAATCGTTATATTACATTAGGTGCGTTAATCTATATAATTAATGAAGAAATTATTAAAAAAGCTGCAACGCCTGGTCAATTAGCTCAAATTATACATACAGATGAATTATGTTTTAGTAATTATTATCCTAGATTAGTATCAACACGTCCCGAAGATATATTATTTCTACCAGAAAAACCAGATGCATTTAATGATATGAATTCATATGGCACAGATGCGGCAGTTGGATTGGTATATTATAAAAACGTTGTTAAACAATTTAATGATACGGGCTTATCTCGCGAATCATTAAAAAACTCCGGATTTAAACCATGGCCCGGTGTTTATAAAAAAGCTGATTCGTCAACGGGCGTTATGTATCCTAGTAGAATTTTTATTAATATCGAATCAATTAATCGCATAATTAATGCAATAACTGCTCAAGGAAAAAATGCATTTACAATAAAAACATTTATAGCAAACATATCAGATTTAGTTTCCAAATGTAGTGGAAATGCAATAGATTTAAAATTAGTATCATATCCTGACGATCAAAACAAATTGTTATTAGCAGATACGCGATATTTAAAATCTAAAAATGAAACAGTAATACCGTATTCAGTTCCAATGTTTGCAAATCACCCGAATGGAAGCGTAGTATTAGAATTTTCTTTCACAGCAAAATTACCAGAAAATGTTAAAAATTTATCTTATGTATTAAATCAGGGTGATACTGTAACAGAAGAACAAATTGCACCTTATATGAATTTCATGTATAATTCAAAAAATCCAGAACAAATTAATAAAGCATTAAATTTATATCGAGAAAAATTTAATGAATCTATAAAACAATTGGAAGAAGCTAGAATTAATTATGGTGCATCCCCTGGAGTTCCGGAACGAGCACGAGCGTTATACAAAGCTATTACTAGTTATATCAAGTATCCAACAAATGATATTAAAACATCTCAACAAATAACTGCTCCAATATTTCCTTTTGAAGTTAAATTTACAATTGATGGAATCAACGGATTACGTTATGGCGATGTATTAACATTTGACGCGTTGCCTAGTAAATATCGAGAAAATACGGTATTTAGTGTTATAGGACTAACGCATACGGTTTCAACCGAAGGGGATTGGCGAACTGAAGTTAGATGCATAATGAGACCTAGTATAGATTAAAAATATGGCACGTTTAAAATTATATTATCCCGCAGAAGAAATTACTAATAATCTTTATACATTTGGTTCGGAATTAATGACTGAAGATAATGTAGAATATGTAGGTCCGTTTCATCGTTATGTTACTGGTGAAGTATATACTGGTTCAACTTGGAACGCAAAAACATCAAAAAAATTAGTTGTATTTCAACAACAAAATAAAATAACAATTTACAATACACTAAAACCAGATATAAAAGTAAAGTATATAACGCCAAAACGCATACAGCCGCAAATAACATCAGCTGATATTTCGAGAGGTTCGATTCAACGTTATTTTATTTGCAAACAAAATGAACGCATTATTTTTGAAGTAGATGCCGCACAATACAATGACTGGACTAGCAATGTTATTGATAATAAAATATACATTGCAACGCGTATTGAATGGACAATAACGGGGCCTATACAAGATTCACAAAAAGGAAACGTTTTAATACCAGGCGCTACAACTAAAAATATACAACAAATAAAAGTTGCAACACGTACGATTCCAGCAATTGCTTCAATTTTAACAGACCCTTTAGAATTCTATACAGATACGGATTACATTGCACCCGTCGACATTAACGGTTTGAAATAAGAAAATAATTTCATATATTACCATTAATGATAGTGGATTGTATAGAAGATGCCCAAAGTACATTACAAGCAGTTTTAAATCGACGTGCATTGTTAGTACCAATATTTTCTAGCCCTACCCATCATGTTACGCAAAATCCGTTATGTGCTATATACATTTATACGGAAGATGATGTAGAACGACTAATACCGATACGACATACTGAACAGATAAGGGGCTTTTCAGAACTTGTCCCGGAGTTCTTAGCATTAGAGAATATCTTTGTTCATGACAAGAAGCAGTGGTTACAAACGGGAGGTAATGGTGCTGTATGGGATGTTAAAACATTGTGGTGGTATACATACGGTGAAGCATATGATGAAAGTCATTATCCAACCACAGCACACAATTTTTATTGGAGACGTCACGCTGCAATGCCACAAGTAAATGCAATTGTTCCTTTACAGCAACATTTAGCAATGTGTCAAAAGATACGACACTATGCCTGGCCAATGTGTGTTAATGCAGAACGATCAGAATCCTATTTGCAATTTAATGCAACATATCCAGAAGTATTTGCAACGTTGGAATCTGCAGGATTAGCAGTTAATGAAACATTTCGAATGCCAGAATTGATACATAAAGGACAAGTATATTCACAATACAATTATCACACCACAACGGGTCGTCCTAGCAATGCATTTCGAGGATTCAATTTTGCGGCAATGAATAAAGAAGATGGAACCAGAGCAGCATTTTGCAGTCGCTTCGATAATGGTGCACTAGTAGAAATGGACTTTGATTCATATCACGTTAGATTGATTGCTCGATTAGTAGGATATGCATTGCCCGCATCATCGATTCATGATTACTTAGGACGATTTTATTTTGACACTGCAGAATTAACAGATACTCAACGTGAAGAAAGCAAAGCAATAACATTTCGTTTGCTATATGGAGGTATCGATCGAGAATTTTTAGCAATACCATTTTTTGAAAAAGTAAATGCATTTATATATGAGTTGTGGTCTAAATGGAAATCTAGAGGATACATTGAAACACCCGTACTTAAACGGCGATTAACTGCAGACACATTAAAAAATATGACAGCAAACAAATTGTTTAACTACTTTTTGCAAGCTGTTGAAACGGAAGTATCCGTACAAAAGTTACGGCAAGTACAAAATGTATTAAACCCAATGAAAAGCAAAATGGTGTTATATACATATGACTCGGTACTTTTTGATATTGAATATACAGAAGCAAAAACATTATTACCAACTATTAAGAATATGTTAGAACAAGGAAACTTTCCGGTTAAAACAAAAGTTGGCGATATTTATGATAAAATGAAAACTATATCTCTATGACCATAGATTCAATTTTAACAGAATGGAGTTACAGATTACCAAAAGGTTATCCTACTCGTTCTAAAGATTATGAATTGTTATATCATGTTATTCTAGAAATGACTGAATTAACACCGTTAGAAGCTCGTGCCGTAGTTAATCGTGCACAAGGCGTAATAACAGAACAAGTAGAATTTTCACAATTAAATTTATCTGATGATTTAACTCAACAGATACAAGATCGATATGAAGATTTATCTCCGCAAGAAAAACTAGAATTTGAAAAAAATTATCGACAACATACCGTTGATTCTTTTATGTCAAGCGGATACAAATCATTTACTAAATTTTATGATATTTTACCAACCGGCAAATCTGCAGCAGGTATGGGTAAAGGTGAAATTGAAATTTTATTAGCAGTAAAAGATTCACAACCTGGAGGAACGGCATCTCATGATATTATTATGCCCGGTGGAGAATGGGAAGTTAAAGAAATCGGTAAATTACCCAGACCTACCAAATCTGGAGAAATGGGTAAAGCACCAGAAGGAAAAACATTTCGTCCTGCAAAATCAGGAATGCCAGTTGACGGTGACTTATTAACGCAGACAGTAAACTTTTTTAATGATATCATAAAGCCATTAGCTGAAATGGGTGATTCATTTGAAGAATTAAAAGATCTAGTAGATCCGCATTCTTGGAAACAATTAAATGATTTGATTCAAGTATTAGAAAAAGTATTTGTTCCATTAATGGATAATGTAGCTAGTACAGAAATAAGTTACAAAAGCGGTTGGGCTCAAATGTATCGGGGTTGGCAATTAATCCATGAAATTTTATGGAAATCTGAATTAGATGCAGATATACGAGATACTAGATTAACAATCAAAACTGGAAGTCAAACATTATCATATTGGATAACAGCAGAAGATTTTGAAAAGATACAACAAGGTTCCGGCGAGCAAAATGAAGTTTCTATTAAAATAGGACAACAAATTAGCAACGAAACAAATAATGCAGCAATTTGGTTTAATAAATTAAAACATAATGATTTAGTTCGTAATCCAAATTACATGATACAATTATTGAATACTACAAAAAATAAATTCTTTGAAGGAATTTTAGGACTGATTGCATACGATGTTAATAATCCAGGAATTCCGATTGTAACGGACGCAACGGATTGGGCTATTATAGGATTATCTCAAGGAATGTGGGTATTTGGATTGAAAGCAGTATACCCTAAATATGAATTTATACAACAACAATCGTAAGGATGAGGACGAGTGAAAACACAACTACTTTGCACATTTGCACATAGATCGGATTTAAACATAATAACCGAATACATACAACAAAGCTACACGATACCAGAAAGACGAATCTTTGTATTTTCAAATGCAGAAGCTACAGACAATTTGTATTGCACATACAATGCAGATGCTGGAACACAAAGAGGACAAAATACTATAAGCATACATCGAAAAAAAGAAACAAACACATTGTATACAGTAAATGCTTTGAATGAGATAATTCGAATTGTAAACAACGGAGTGTTAGACAAAACTTACCAATTGGATTGGACGATGTATGAAAATTCTTTTATCCTTACTGATGAAGGAGGCTATCGCATAATTCCACTTGTTTTCTTTAAGAAAATTACCTGGAAGTAATATTTATATATAGGAACAGTCATGAAAAAATTAGAAAATATACTTGCAGAAAATATGCGCCGATTTGGTACCAAGAATCTAAATGAACAAGAAGAACAAGACTTTCTTAATGTATATCTAGAAGATTTTAAAAAACAAGGTTGGACATTGGAGTCTGGAGTTGCAAAAGGTGTTGGAGGTATGACTGACGGACGGAGTACAAATACATTAACAAAAAATGATATGCAAATTATTTTTACCAGCAATGCACTAACAGGGATTAAAGTTTCTGTTAAAATATTTCCATCTGATATGGGTAGTGATAATTTGCAAAATAAAGATTTAGCAAATGCATTTAAGGCATATAATCATAAGACTCCTCCGGATATAATAAAACTTCCTCGACCACACGAATCTGGAGAATTCAAATTTTGGTATGCGACAGTAAATTATTCAACTGTTGGCAAAACAAAAGAATCTACGCCATTTTACAAATATTATGCTGATATCATTAAACTTTCTCAAATTAGTGATAAATTTTCAGCAGTTAATAACATGAATGTAAAAGATCAATTAAAAACTGCCGGCAGCGCATTAAAAACAGGTTTTGGCCAATTGGCAGGAAAAGCAAAAGCTGCAATTGCCAAAACAAATGCAACGCCAGAATAATAATTTATTCAAAAAAATTAACAATTAACTTTGATTTATCCCATTAATTATCTATATTATAATTAATATTTTATTTTATTAACCAATTAACAAAAGGAAGACTTATGGCACTTAACTTAGATGCAATTAAGGCAAAACTTAATCAGTTAAACAAAGCTGATGACAAAAAACAAAATTTGTGGAAGCCCGAAGCTGGCAAAACAAGAATTCGAATTGTACCTTACGTACACAGAAAAGACAATCCATTTCTAGAATTGTATTTCCATTACGACATTGGTAAAAGATCAATGTTATCACCAATCACATTTGGTAATGCGGATCCAATCGTTGAATTTGCAGAAAAGCTAAAAAAGACTGGCGATAAAGATGAATGGCTAATGGGCCGTAAAATTGAGCCGAAAATGAGAACTTATGTTCCTGTAATCATTCGCGGTAAAGAATCTGAAGGAGTTAAATTTTGGGGATTTGGAAAACAAATCTATACAGAATTGTTATCAATCATTTCAGATCCAGATTATGGTGACATTACAGATTTGATGAATGGACGCGATATTGATGTTGAATTCACACCAGCAGAAGGCGGAGCATATCCTAAGACAGCAATTCGAGTTAAGCCTAATACACAGGCAGCAACTGAAGACAAAGAAATTGCTCAAAAAATTATGAATCAACCGCAAATTACCGATTTATTTCCAGAACCAACTTATGACGAACTAGAAAAAGCATTAGCTGAATGGATGAATCCAGAAAATGCAGATTCAGATGTTGAAGAATCAGATGAAGAAGAAGAAACAGTAGCAACAGCTCCTGCAAAAGCAGCAAAGCCAGCAGCAACTAAACAAACAGATGTAGCATCTGCATTTGATGATCTATTCAATTCTTAAGAAGGAGTTATAAATGGCAAAAAGTAAAAGTAAACTGGAAATCGAGGACAGCTTAGCAAACACCCTTGCAGAATCAATCAACAAACAATTCAAAGGGCAATCGCTAAAAACTGCTTTCTTTTTAGCCGGCGATGATGATTCTCCTAGCAATGTTAAAGAATGGATTTCATCTGGTTGTGATTCTTTAGATTTAGCAATATCTAATAGACCACACGGAGGTTTTCCGGTAGGAAGAATAACTGAGATAACTGGATTGGAAGCATCGGGTAAATCTTTATTAGCATCACATACCTTAGCAGAAACACAAAAGAAAGGTGGCTTAGCTGTTTATATTGATACAGAAGCTGCAACTAGTAGTGAGTTTTTAACGGCTATTGGGGTTGATTTAAAAACCATGTTGTATGTCCCATTAGAGACAGTTGAGGAAATATTCGAAACAATTGAAACTATAGTTGAACAAGTCCGAAAGTCAGACAAAG